AAGAGATATTAGAAACACCACAGGTTGCATACATGCTTATTGCGGCAACATTGTTTAGCAAATATCCCAAAGAAGCACGGATGATGTGGGTTAAGGATTACTACGATGCAATTAGCACACATCAAATTAGTTTGCCTACTCCAGTAATGGCTGGAGTTAGAACACCGCAACGTCAATTCAGTTCCTGCGTTCTCATTGAAACAGATGATAGCCTAGACAGCATCAACGCTACGACATCTAGTATTGTAAAATATGTAAGTCAAAAGGCCGGTATTGGCATCGGCGCCGGACGCATCCGTGCTATTGGTAGTCCCATCCGTAATGGAGATGCTTACCACACTGGTGTTATTCCCTTTTATAAAATGTTCCAGGCTGGCACACGCAGTTGTAGCCAAGGTGGCGTTCGTAATGGAGCGGCAACATTGTATTATCCAGTATGGCATTTAGAAGTTGAAGACCTGTTGGTTCTTAAAAACAACAAAGGCACCGAAGACAATCGTGTTCGACACATGGACTACGGAGTACAGTTCAACAAAGTCATGTACGAACGATTACTCAGTGGAGGTGACATCACGTTGTTTAGTCCACACGATGTTCCTGAAATGTTTGATGCGTTTTATGCTGATGTAGATCGTTTCAGAGAACTATACGAAACAGCCGAACGTAATACCAAGTTGCGTAAAAAGAAAGTCAAGGCAATTGATCTGTTTACTGCATTCATGCAAGAACGTAAAGATACAGGTCGTGTGTACTTGCAGAACGTTGACCACGCCAACAGTCACAGCAGTTTCAAACCTGAACTTGCACCAATTAAACAAAGCAATCTTTGCTGTGAAATTGATTTGCCGACTAAACCTCTTAAAGACATACACGACACCGAAGGCGAAATTGCACTATGTACATTGAGTGCTATCAACTGGGGAGTGTTTAGAGAACCCGAAGACATGGAAAAAGCCTGTACACTTGCTGTTCGAGGACTAGACAATTTGTTATCCTATCAAAGTTATCCTATTATTGCTGCCGAACTTGCTACACAAAATCGCAGACCATTAGGCGTTGGCATTATTAATTTTGCCTACTGGTTAGCAAAAAATGATTTAACCTATACTGACCCAAGGGCATTACCAGTGGTTGACAAATGGGCACAGTACTGGAGTTATTACCTAATTAAAGCCAGCGCAGATCTTGCCAAGGAAAGAGGAGCATGTCCCAAGAACAATGAAACCAAATACGGTGATGGTATTCTTCCAATCGACACATATAAACATGAAGTTGACGAACTAGTCCCGCATGTTGACTATGTTAACTGGGAAGGTCTACGTAGTCAATTACGCGAGCATGGTATTCGTAATAGTACACTGATGGCTCTAATGCCAGCAGAGACTAGTGCGCAAATTAGCAACAGTACCAACGGGGTTGAACCACCTCGTAGCTATGTTTCTATTAAACAAAGTAAAGATGGTGTGCTCAAGCAGGTTGTACCAGAGTATCGTCGACTAAAAAACAAATATGAACTGCTATGGAGTCAAAAAAGCCCAGAGGGATATTTGAAAATTATGGCAGTCCTGCAAAAATATATTGATCAGGGTATTAGCGTTAACACAAGTTACAATCCACAATTTTTCGAAGATGAAAAGATTCCAATGAGCGAAATGCTCAAGCATCTTATCATGTTCTTTAAGTATGGTGGCAAACAGCTATACTATTTCAATACATACGATGGTAGCGGAGAAATTGACGCTGAAAGACTGTCGCAAGGAAAGTCAATACTGTTAGAAAGTGTTGATACTACTGTCGATCAATCTGCGGATGATTGTGACAGTTGCAAGATTTAAAAGAGAAATAACATGTCAGTATTCAATCCAATAACAACAAAACATCACACGGAAAAATTAGCTTTTCTGGACCCTACTGGACCGGTTAATGTACAACGATACGAAACACTAAAGTACAAACAATTTGACAAGTTAACTGACAAACAATTGGGTTTCTTTTGGAGACCCGAAGAAGTTGATGTATTACGAGATGCCAAAGACTTTAAAGACTTGACTGATTTTGAACAACATATTTTTACTAGTAATTTAAAACGACAGATCTTATTAGATAGTGTGCAAGGCCGTAGTCCTAATCTTGCTTTTTTACCATTGGTATCAATTCCAGAATTAGAAACTTGGATCGAGACCTGGGCATTCAGCGAAACCATTCACAGTCGTAGCTACACTCATATTATTCGAAATGTGTTTTCGGATCCGAGTACAGTATTTGATGACTTAACCAACGTCGACGAAATCATAGAATGCGCCAAGGATATTAGCAAGTACTATGATGACTGCATTGAAGCAAGTACTGCGTATCAATATTTAGGTGCAGGAAATCACGTTGTCAATGGCAAAGATATTGTGGTGAATGAATATGAACTTAAGAAAAAACTATGGTTGGCTATTAATAGCGTCAATGCATTGGAAGGCATTCGTTTTTATGTTAGTTTTGCTTGTAGTTGGGCATTTGCAGAACTCAAGAAAATGGAAGGCAATGCCAAGATTATTAAATTAATTGCCCGCGACGAAAATCTGCACCTGGCATCTACACAAACATTAATTAAAATCCTACCTAAAGATGATCCTGACTTTGCTCGTATTAGAGAAGAAACCAAAGTTGAATGTGAAAAAATGTTTTTGGCCGCTGCCGCACAAGAAAAATCCTGGGCTCGTTATTTGTTTAAAGATGGGTCAATGATCGGACTCAATGAAAAACTGTTGTCTGATTATGTGGACTGGTTGACCTGTAAACGTATGACTGCAATAGGATTAGACTGTGGAATAAAAACAGGAAGTAATCCGTTGCCTTGGACTGCCAAATGGATTGCCGGCGCCGACGTACAAGTGGCACCTCAGGAAACAGAAATTTCTAGTTATATTGTTGGTGGCACAAGACAAGATGTTGACTCAAACACATTTACAGGATTGAGTTTATAAAATCAGTTTTAATAAGGAAAACAATAATGATAACAGTATATTCAAAAAATCATTGCCCGTTTTGCGATCAAGCAAAAGCACTATTAACAAAATGGGAAATTCCATTTGATGAAGTTAAAATTGACCAAGACACCAGTGCTCGTGAGTTCATTGTCAGTGAAGGACACCGCACAGTTCCGCAAATTTATAATGGTGACAAATTATTTGTTGATGGTGGCTTTCAAGGTTTAAGTAAGCTTAACGCAGACGAAATTAAAACACGTTTGGGTATTACTAATAACCTAGGAACATTATGAAACCAGAAATTAACGAAACTTATACATTCAAACTTATCACCGGAGAAGAACTAGTTGCAAAAATACTTGAAATTCATGCTGATTACATGATTATCAAAGAACCAATTAGTTGCGTACTAAGCCCACAAGGTTTACAAATGATGCCAACTTTGTTTAGTGCAAACAAGGACAAAGATATGCGACTAAATAATTCTAGTTGGGCAATGATTGCCGAAGCTCGTGAGGATGTTCGTAACAGTTACATTCAGGCTACTACTGGAATTGCGCCAATTAGCAAGCAAATTATCACAGGCTAATGCCTCATTGCTTTAAAATCATGGTTAACGGGAAAGTCGATACCTATCTTAGATACGAAGACATTCCCGAAATTCTTGATCACGTTATTGAGTTTGACCCGGAGATTCCTCCGCCACCACACAATGACAAAGATCACGATGAAATTGATCTTTGGAAAAGTAGATTTAAAGATCTTATGGAGAGAGAACGTGCCAGCAGTAGCAAGAATCGGTGATAAATGTGTGGTTGATTGTAGCCCGCCTACTTTAATATCAGGCAGTGGAGATGTAAAAGTAAACGGCGTTGGCGTTGTGCGCCAAGGAGACAGCACAGACCCACACAAACTTAAAAAGGGCAGATGCCCCATCCACGAATCAAAAGTCACCGGTGGGTCAGGATCTGTGTTTGTGAACGGTAAACCCATTGCCAGAGTTGGCGACGCCCTTGGTCCAGAATGCACACAAATTAGTCAGGGATCCGGCGATGTATTTGCAGGATAAAAAATGGGTCTAAGTCCTACTCAATTGATTGCCAGCGCAGGCCTTACAGAAAATCAAGGCATCACTGTCAGTGGCAATCTAACTTTGAATATTACCAATTACAACAACGTTGCTGTTGTTAAGCAGTTTATGGGTGTGGTGGCCAATGCCATTGCTGGCAATATTGGCAATGCCACAATAGCAGATCTTCAGACGCTGGGAGCATCAAACTTTCCTGCTGTTACCAATGCTATTCCATCATCTGCGGCCAATGCATTAGGCAATACCTATACCACTGGGTTCACTGGCTATATCACAATGATTGCCAATACAGAAACGGGTAACAGTGATGTCAGCAAGTTCACACAAATTTTTTCTCAGTCACAGGGGTATATTTCACAGGCTAACCAATTCTTAAAAGCCAACGAAAAATCCAAAACACTTGCAACCACTTTTACCAACATGGATGATCTGACCACTGGTGGATTTTCCAGTGTTAATTCAAATTTGCAAAAGTTTGGTGAAGATCTGCAAAAGCTTGGCAGCCTGATCAATCTTAAAGACCTTAATAGTCTTGGAAGTCCTGCCGCATTGCTAAAACAGTTTGTAAACGTAGCAGGACTAACACCTGCTATCCGTGCCATGGCCATTGCTGCCGGTGCCACTGACAGTCAATTAAACAGTATAGCCAAAGTCGAGTTCGCTGAAAATGTAAACAAAGCCTTGTACGAAGGCATGACAAAAATCACAGGTGATGCACTATCACAGGTCAACGCTATTATGAAAGTTACCACAAGTAATATTTCAACAATGGCTGATTTACTAAATCCTGTCAAAATTTTTCCTACCAGCTTTGGCGGATTTACTGCACCTACTGCCAACGGATTACAAAAAATTTATGTAGACCAGTCAGGCAGCGTTAATCAACAGTTGGCAACACTACTGCCACAGACATACATTGATCTTTATAACACGTTACAAAAAATTATTCCGCAGGACCAGGCATTGGCCAACAAAGCACTGGTAGCATCGCTGATGCAGATTAAAGGGATTTTTAATTCCACGCTGGTATCAATGAGCAAAGCAGTTACCAGTCTAGAAACCAACACAGGTCTTGGAGATATAAATGCTTTAACAACTCCAGTGCCGGCTTCAGTTGGTTCTACATTACAATCACAACTGGGATCAGGAACAGGTCCAGGGAATACTCTTGTATTAAATGATGTGATTGGCACAGCTGCCGGAGCAGTACAAAATATAGAATTGCCAATTGTGACAGCAACCATGTCAAACCTTGCAACGGCAAATGCATTTTATACTCTGACATTTGACGACGGAAATCCAAATAGTGCTGTCAAACTTGGCGTGTTTACTGTGATGAATTATGTGTTAAACGGCGCCTACAATCAATCTAATCCAAATCCGTCGCCACCTCCGGCGGAACTGGGAGAAATTATAATACCAGCACCACAGCCTGGTGCAGGAACGTATGGGCCAGCAAACTCTGCTCCAAGTTTGTATGCTAGTGTTTTTGATGTACTAATCCCAATTGCGGCCAGCGATATTTCAAACATTGCCACAACAAATTCTACCAATGTTGCCATAACAACATCAGCATTTGGTAATATGGCAGCTCAGCTGGAAAGAGAAAAAACCAATCAAGCCAAAGCACAGATTGACTTTGCTAACCTACAGCCAAACGCAACATCTTCTGTACTGTCGTTTGCATCAAGTCTGGCCTCTTATGGCAAGGATGTAGAGCCCGGTCAGGCCGCAGACTATATCAACAGCGTGGCTGATGTCAGCAACCAAACAGGACAGGCAATTATTGCATCCATGCGTGAAGCTAGAAATATCGCCGCTTTAGGTGCTGTCGGTGTCCCCACAGATACCCAATTGTAAGCGGTTACTAACTTAGAGGTTGACACAAAATTGGAATTATTTTATAATTGCGTTATGTTTAAAACTTTAGAACATGGAGCCTATTAAATGAGCAGACTAGCATTGCACGGTCGTCCCTGGGTTGTTTTTAACCCCTACAACAAAGAACATCGACAA